CCTCACGGGGTCCACTAGTGGATTTGTCCACTATGTGACACTGGTGATTCATTCCAGTGTACTGCCTGTTCACACCATAGGAGATAAGATATGCCAAACGATGTACCCGACGATGGGTCCCCTAAAGATACAAGGGGCTTACCGCAGGGATATGATCCTCGTATGTTCTACGAGTATCGTTTCGGCAAATTCTTTAGCAAGACTGCGCCTGGCGTGGAGTATTTGCTGTGGAAATACATCCCTAAACAGCTCATCGTTTCGGTGGTTTTCGCCATCGATCCTTTGAGGGACTTTAAGGTTGCTCCACATGCCATTACTCCTAAGAATCGTCATCGGGAGCGTGCCACTGATTCAGTATTACTGATCAGGAAGCACGCTCGCTATGCTTATGCAAGTTCTGATACTTACCAAGTTAACTATGGTGGTATCGCCCTTTGCTATAGCCCAGCTCCGGTTCACGAATCTGCTCAATATCCCTACCCAACGGCTGAATTAGACTCTCAGCCGGTTTTGCCAGGGATAATGAACGACACTACACGTACATCTCGTTTGATTGGTAGCGAACAGGGTACTATGGATTCTTTCCATGGGACCACGTTTTCTTCCTCTCGTACAGTTAGACGTGTAACGAAGTATGAGTACCAATTTCATGATACAGATGATAACCCACAGATAGAGAATTGTCAAGGTAAGGGTGGAGTAATCCACCGTGCCAAAAACATCTCTACCGATGGATTTGTATCTGAAATCTCACCTTCGGCCGCAGTCTTTCCTCTATCAACCTATAACAACTTACGTAACTCGGAAATCGCTTATCTTGAGGAGCTTATGGCTTCTCAAGCATTGGCAATGTTCAAAGACTGGAGTCCTTTTCGAAGGAACTACACTCTTTTCCGAAACGTCGTTGAGCTTAGAGATCTATCTAGGAGCGTCGAATCACTTCGACGAACCCTAGGAGACTTCGCTAAACTCTCCGCTTCCCTAGGTTCTAAGAACACGCTAAGAGACAAGATCTTTGATCTCAAGCGTACTTCGAAGAACATCCCGAATGAGTATCTTTCTTATCATTTCGGATGGAAGATGTTGTACAAGGATTTGATGGACTTGTTGAAGACCCCGGAAAAGCTGGCTAAGAAAACAGCTTTTCTAATACAGAGAGCGGGGAAACCAACAACCTTCCGGACGAAACGCAAGTTCGTTTCTGCCCGTGGAGAGGACGTCTCAGGCTTCGTCTATGATGCATCTCCCTATGAGCAAGATATCTCTACAACTCATAGGTTGGCGAGGGAGACCGAATTACGCATGGTTATTAATGCTACGTTCGATTTTCCACCGCCGAGCGGCATTTCCTTCCGAATCGGGGGTTTCCTTGATTCAGTCGGAGTAATTCCACGTCCAACGGACCTTTACAACTTGGTCCCTTGGACTTGGCTCCTAGATTGGTTTACTGGTCTTGGTAATTATATCGAGGTTATCGATAATATTAACCGAGATCCAAGTTTAATCAACTGGGGAATGATAACTGGCCAAACTAAAGGCCGAATTATCACTAATTACAAGTCGAAGGCCTATACCTTGACCTATCTTCGTGAAGATGGAGTACCGGGTTATCTTGAGCGTGAAGAACTTACGCCTCAACAACACGAATCCGTCTTCTCATACGAATGTAGAATTCGTAAAGATATGGCTCAGGTCCTTGATGTGAACACTACAGCTGGCCTGAATTTATCAGCATACCAGCTGTCCATCCTCGGAGCACTTCTTGCTCAGAGGTTGGATCATACTACCCCGCGGTTCAAACCTCGGGGGTAAATCATTGTCCACAAGGAGACGTCAATGCTTGCTGATCCAGTCGTTATCACTGCCGCTTCGCCTACGCCAGAACTCACGTTCAACCTGGTAAAACAGGGAGATCCGAAAGGAAATGGCTATGGCTCAGAACGGAAGGATGGTGTCAACAATTATACCGTTGTCACCACTCATCAGTATCTGAAGGGTGGAGGCGATAAGCACTACGTTCAAATGACGAAGTCGCTTGTCGCTGAAGACCCTGTGTCGGGAGCGAACTCGAAGCAGACTGCTTCGGTTTCGATCGCTATCCTCCGTCCTAAGAACGGCTTCGATGACACCGCTATGGTGGCACTCGTAGAAGCTCTTATAGATTATTTGGAAGATAGCCAGGTTACGCCGGCAAGAATTATTCAGTTCCAGTCCTAGTCATCTACTAAGGAGATCAATAATGAACTCCTCTGATGACTATTACACGGATCTGTCTATTTCTTGGTTGGTTCGTCTCGGGATGCTCATTGGGATTGTGGCTATTCTGGCCATCGTTCTGTCTGGGTGTTCCCGTGATGGATCAACGTCTGTGCTTCCCTTTAACAAGGTCGCATCAGATACCGAAAGGCCCCCATTATCTCTTGGGGCCGGAGAAGCCGGTCTGACTCGGAATGAACTACCTTATAACAAGGAGTGTCATGAAAAGTCCGATAGCTCTCTTACGAAAACGCTTGAATGACTCCAAGCGTTTGAATCCTGGTGTGAAAGGCCTCGATCGTGATTTCAAAACGATCGAGAAAAGGTTCGAAAACGAGGGTCTTGGCTTCCTAACCAAGGCCTTACCGGCTCTTGACGAGTCCTTATTACTTGGACTCGCTACAGGCCAGTTCACCTGTCCAGTTGGCTTTAAAACGGCCAAAGGGAGAACAATCCCGAAATTTCTCTCGGGTATGTTCTGTGAGGTTTTCGATCCGTTCACCGGAATCCTTAAAGAGGCCCCTGATATGGGGATACTCAAGTGCCTTCACGGCATATTGAAACTCTTTAAGAAAACTCAGGTCTCTGCCGAAGATGAAGAGTTTCTTCATCAGAAAGCGGTGAACGAGTTTTATCAGTGTGATGAGCGTGCAAGTAGGGTTTCCATACCCGACAGGCACGACCATCTCATTGGTCGTGTTTGTAAGTTGTTACTCTATACCCTCAACTCAAAGGATACAGAATATGGCAAATACAAACACGGTCCCGGTGCGGTCTACGAAGGTTACAAAGCGAATGAAAAGTACTCCGCTTTGTTCGAAGCTGTCTGGAGAGACAGCGACGTACTCTCAGGGTGTGGACTCTGGGGAATCGGTGAAAACCTTTCCCCCGGAGAATACACCCCACCTGTTTGGAGGGCTCGAAAATCACCGAAAGGCGATCGACAAGTCCTCGAGCAAGTGGTCCGACAATCGCCTCCCGATGGAAAGGGAGGATCAGCTTCACCGACAGAATGTAGGATATTTCCTACATCTGAAGGCAGCTGGCCTGTTGGACTAGGGTCTCCTCGTAGTAACCGAGCTTCTAGAAGCAGTGCACGTCTGATTTCCGTCGCGAAGAATTCTACCTCGCGACGGACTATTACGGTTGAACCAATGTTGAACCAGTTTGTTCAGCAAGGGTTGAACATCTTACTCAGAGATAGTATATCCGAGTGTAAGATCTTGCGTAACAGCATAGCACTTACCGACCAGAGTCTGAACCAAGTTCAGGCACTGGAAGGCTCCCTATACGACAACTGGGCAACCATCGACTTGAAGTCTGCGTCAGATCTTCTCAGTGTTTCACTGGTGAGATCAGTATTCAGACATAATCCTCGTTTCCTAGAGGACATGATGGATTGCCGATCTACCGAGGTTGAATGTAAAGAACTTACAGTCACTCTCGGGAAATTTGCCGGAATGGGTAACGCATTGACGTTTCCTGTCCAGTCGATCTGCTTCGCGGTAGTCTGCTTAGCAGCGATTATGGATCAAGATGGCACGAAGCCGTCTTACAGGAATCTTCTGCGCGCTTCTAGGCGTATTCGCGTTTACGGAGACGATATTATTGTCTCCAAGCGGTACGCACATCAGTGTGTGGCCTGGCTTCATGATGTTGGCCTCCAAGTCAACAACAAGAAGAGCTTTCTCGAAGGAAACTTTAAAGAGAGCTGTGGTGTGGATGCGTTCCGCGGAGTTGACATAACTCCGCAGTACATAAAACACCAGCCAGACTTTACCGTTGCTAGTCCGAGCATGTTAGCGGGCTTCGTTTCACTATCCAACCACATGTGGCTGGATGGTTTGTACGAAACTGCTACTTGGCTTGCTGAAGGGGTTGAGGACGCAATAGGAAAGCGTCTTCCTCTCGTTTCTGCAAGTTCAGGAGTGTTCGGGTGGGTTAGTCGTAAAGATTCGATGACACCGCATAAGTGGTGTCGCCGAACGCATCAGTTCCTTACTAGAACTTTTGCGCTGAAGGCCTTGAAAAGGGCCGACAAACTTGACGGTTATCCCGCTTTGTTGAAGTGCTTGCTTCAGATGCGAGAATCTGGAACTCTGAACGAGAACCAGATTCGTGTAGCACAGGGCAAGTCTGAAAGGAATCTTTTTCCGGAGCCTTTGGCTCTTGATCAAGACCACCTCAACAAAACCGTCATGAGGTATAATAGCCTCATGTGCAAACGGTGGGTGCCGACCCTTGTTAGGGACGGTTTAAATCTTGAACCGATAGTATAGTTCAAGTCAGAGATGGCACAATTGAAACTATGACGTAGAACACGTCTTTGCCGGTTTCACTGAAACCGGTTTAGTTTCAACGCTTTGTTGCCTT